AGAGCAGATGCGGAGATCATCAGATTGAACTCTGGGTCATCAGCTACTCCGGCTCTCTTAGCCTGATTAATTAAAAACTCTTTAATGTTCATAATTATAGTGGTAAATCATCGACTCTTAATTCAGGACTATCAAGGCTGTTAAGTTCTTCCTCAATCACAACCTTGCGCTTGCGCTTTGGCTTATCCTCCTCCTCTGTAAGAGTAGCAGCAGATGCCATCTCAGCCTCCAGTTCTGCCCGAAGTTGTGCCTTGAGTTCTTCTTTCAGCTTACTCAGCAACTCAGGATCAGACAGGCTATTCTGGTCAGCCTTATGCTTGATTCCTACATGAGTCTCACCGATTGGCCTGATTCTGGCCCATGAATAACTGCGCTTGTTGACTGGCTTCTGAAGTTCACGGAGAGCAATCTGAGCATTGACAGACACTTCATAAGGTGTGTCTTGTGCGCCTGTTACCGGGTTGATTTCCCAGCGAACCACTTTTACCTGAGTCCGATTACCATGCTGTCTGATGGCATCACGGATGTATTGTAAATTATCCATTATATTTATTTAATTAAGTTACCCTGTATGATGAATTGAACTTCGGAGCATTCCTGAACTGCCTCGCTCCTGGTAGGCAATGGCTGGCTTAAAGCCATAGGCCAGACAACCACTCTGCATGTCAGCAGTCATAGCATCAAGGCCATTAATCTGTACAATAGTCTGCTGAAGCCAGTCTAATGCACAGTGATTGGTAATAATGTAGGCATGAGTAAGCCACATGCCATCACCCTTCCATAGATTAGGTAGTTCAGGAATGTCTACCTTCTCAATTGTCTGCTCCTTGTATCCAGCATAATAGTTCCATCCTAAGTGGAGGAAGTCAAACTCCGGCAGTTTATGCCAATGCTCAACTAAGTTGACAAGTTTTGGCAAGTCAAACCTTGCATCATCCTCCAGAACCAGTGCAGTTTGATGTCCATTTTGGACAATAGATGTCCAAACTTCCCGATGGGAAGCACAACAACCTATCTCTCCAATGGACATGTTAGGCCTCTTCCTTGACCTCTTCAGGCTATTATTAACCACATGCCCTGGCTTATTGCCATCATTGGCAACATGCCACTGAGCAGGCTTACCATGAGCATCGGTAAGACCTTTCAGATGCTGAAGAAGTCTGTTCCTTCGCTGGCTGGCTTTCTTAAGGCTTATGAAATAGATTGCATCAACAGGCAACTTCACAGCTAATCCTCTCCGTGACAGAGAAGTCAATGCTGAAGAAGTAGGTCTCAAAGTTTCGCTCTGGTAGTCCGAAGTACTGATTGGCGATTGCTTTGGAGTTGTAGTCCGTACCGGCATAAGTAATACCTTTTGTTCTGTTGATGATGGAGGTAATGCCAAACTCGGCATTCTCAAAGGTTGAATTTGCGACTAACTTAAAATTGACTGTCCTGAGAAGGCTATTGGCCCTGCCTCCGGCTGGTGCTGCCTCTACTGAGGCTGACTCTCTGACCAGGAACAGCACAAGAGGATAGGTATCATTGACAGCACAATAGGTCTGACCATCCTTGCTCACATAATTGCCAGCACTACCCTCAACAATGCTCTCTACTGCCTCTCCATAGTTGAGCATGGCATTGCCCACAAATGTGCCTGCCAGATTTTGGCAAAGGTCTTTCAGTGCGCTCTCAACTGTGACTTTCGTAACTGTCATTTGCTCAAATATTGGGTAGCAAGTCTGTTGATGATCTGGAGTGATTGGTCAAGTTCCTTGTCTGACAGTTCAAAAATAGCACCAAATCGCTCCTCAAGGTAGCCAGCAATCTTGGCCTGCTCTGTTGATGTGAAGGTAACACCATAGGCGGTGTCAGAAATAGGTACAGGCCTCCAGCTTGCCCACATGTCTCCAGTCAATGTCAAGTCCATGTAAGCAACTTGCCTGCCTAATTTCTGCCTGTACTCTTTGTATGAGCTAAATGATGCCCTATCACCAAAGGCTTTTGCCTGCTTTTTGGTGGCTATATCTCCGAATTTCTTGCCTATTGGACTTGCCATGCTGATTGTGCGCCCGGAGTCATAAGGAGGAAGATCAGAGCCATCAGACTTTTCCCCATACTGCTGCACCCTATCTTGCACAGCAGGAGCAGCATAAAGTGCAGCAGCTCGCAGCACCTTGTCTGCTTTGCTGGCCTCCTTGAAGTTCTTGAGCTGCTGCCGAAGGAAGGCAGATGTGGAGTCATAGACTGGCATAAACTTTTTTCAAAAATATTTTTGCAGTTATTTTTCCTTTGCCTTTATTGCACTCACAAATCTAACCAATAATAACATGGAATTTCACAATGCATCAGTAAGAATCAGCGGTCAGGATATTTTTCTTGATATCAAAGTCAGAGACATTGAAGACATGCACCGGGCCTCTTTGATTGGAGGTAACTTTTCAATTTTTGAATTGGATGGTAATTATTGCATGTCATTTCTCCACAACTGCGGTAATAAGTTTATCTTGTTCTATGGCTACCACATGACAGAGGAGCAATACCTTTTACAAATTCAGTCATGGGGGAGCAATTACAAGATTGTTGAACCAGGTGAATGCGTATTATTAGCTGACAAACTTTATTTCATCTGATATGTTTAATCGTGACATCAATCGGGCAGTGAAGGAGGCTTTCTTCAATGGCCTGTTCTGGGTGCTTTACTGCATCCTTGTGACTTTACTTCTAATCAAGTTTTTTGCTTATCTCAATGGATAGAGACATCACTATCTGTCTGACCTCTTGTGGTAGGTTTGACCTGCTTGAGAAGACCATCAGCAGCTTGGTAAGCTATTGGGATGGCATACCTCCGGCAGCTTTTTTAATCCATGAGGATAGCGGAAGCATACCTACCCAATTAGCCATTGAACTCAATAGCTTTCTGAAAAGGCATTGGAAGATTGAGGCACAATGGTCGGTCAGTAATAACAAGGGTCAGGTGCATGCCATAGATACACTCTATTGCCAAGTTCAGACTCCTTACATCTTTCACTGTGAAGATGACTGGGAGTTCTACCAGAGCGGATTCATTGCTGATTCTCGCTCAGTGCTTGAGCATGACAGCAGCATCTACACTGTGTGGCTCAGACATCCATCTGACCGCAATGGTCATCCAGTGCTTTCTGGAGTCAGGAGTACAAAGTCCAATGTCAGGTTTCAAGAGATGGCTGTGAACTATCGCAAGGCATGGCATGGAATGACATGGAATCCTGGTTTAAGAAGACTCAAGGACTATATGATGGCAGGCCACTTTGCAGACTTCTGCAATTGGAACTGGAAGGATCATGGCTATGCTGAGATGCAATTCAATAATCACTACCGCAAACTGGGCTTTCACTCTGCCACATTGTGCAGAGGCTTTGTTAAGCATATTGGCTATCACAACTCACTCAAATTACTTCAAAATAAATGAAAGCAACATTGACTTTTAACATGAGCGACTTGGATGATGAAATGGATCATCGCAGGTGCATGAAGAGCCTTGACATGGCGCTGTTCATCTTTGACTTTAGCAATAAAATGCGGAGACTTGTAGACACTTCAGAAGATGGCAAGTACATTGATGAGGAACATCTGTGGAATGCCTGGAATGAATCTCTGGAAGCCTATGACATTAAAATTGACAGGCTAATAGTATGACACAGATAGAGCAACTTCAGGTCATCATCCATAAGGAGATTAAGCAGAAGCAGTGGATGCTTGATAACAAGAATGACACTAAGTGCAGCAATGCCTATTTCAGTGGATGCCTGGCATCACTTAGATACATTAAATATGTACTTGAAAAAATGATTAACGAAAAAGAACAATGAAAGAGCAACTGATTAAATTACTAAAGGAAAATATTGACTTCTTCTATAATAAGGAGGAGGATAGGTTTATAATTAACTTCGATGATCTGGCAGACCAAATCATTGACTATGTTACTGATGATGGCCTTACTGAGATTATCACTCCCATAAATCTCAAGGGAATCCGGTCAAAAGGCGAGCAATCGTTCATTGATGGCTGCGACTTGGATGACATCAAGGAAAGCTATGGCGAGCAGAACTATGAGAAAGAAATCTATGTTGATGGCTATTGGCAGGGATACCTTGAGGCATACTGGGACACAACTGGCTTAGACTTACCATTATGAACCAGCAATCACCAATCGAAGAACTTATTGACTTCATCATTGACAATAAAGATGACATTGATGTCAATGATGTACTTGTCAAGGCTGAACTCATTAACATGAGAAGTAAGCCAAGGCATGCAGGCTGGTACTTCAATGGTAGACTTTACCGTGACCTTGATGAGCTAAGAGGCAGAACAATGTCAGAAACTAATCATCCGAAACCAATATTTTATTATTTATGAGCGAACTATCAGCACTTCAATTTCTGATTGATAACATCACGATTGAGCCAATGCGTAATTGGAATGAAATTATCACTAAGGCCATTGAGTTAGAGAAGCAGCAACATGGCAAGACATGGGATTCAGCCATTGAAGCCTATGAAGCCAGAGGTCATGTAAAGGAAAGGGCCATCTGTGATTTTGACGAATACTTTGATTCACATTATGGGTGACATTCTTAGTGCATACTTAAACAGCTTGCCAGAGGAGAAGCCATTGCAGGCAGTAGATCATCCAGCTCACTATGGTGGAGCAGACAATACCTATGAGGCAATCAAAGTGATAGATGCTTGGGAGCTTGGCTTTAACCTTGGCAATGTGGTCAAGTACATCAGCAGGGCAGGCAAGAAGGGCAGTAAGCTGGAGGACTTAAAGAAGGCACAGTGGTACTTAAATAGAGAGATAGATAAGCAATGAAAAAGTACCTAATCATCTGTGGCTGCTCTTGTGTTCTTGAAATTGCAAGCACGCTCTACATTACCACCATTAGCGACAAGTCACCTCTTATGATGCTGATGGCATTTCTTGGCCCTTTGCTCAATCTCCCTTTTGGTGGTTACATGGTTGAGACTAAGACATGGGAAGAGCGCATTAAGTTGGCTCTTGCCCTTGGCTTTGGCTACCTATG